GCATCGCCAGCACATCCGCGGCGGTCAGCTCCTTGGCCTCGCCCCCCGCCGCGGCGTTGTTGCCCAGGATCGTTTTCGCGGCGAGCGTCTGAGGCAGGAAGCGCAGAATCCGCCACCCGGTGCCGGTGCAGATCACGATGACCGCGCGCTGCGCGGTGATGTCATAGGCCGCCAGCCCGGCGATCAGGTCCGACCCGGCGGGCGTCAGGGTAATACTGGCCCCCCCGGAAGCCGCGACGACGATGCACCAGCCCGCACCGGCGGCCGCGGCGCTCGGCAATGTCAGCGCCCAGATCCCGGTGCAGCTGAAGAACGTGCCGCGATCGGTGACGGCGACCGTCGTGGCGGCCGCTTCGGTGCGATAGCGCGCCAGCACCGCGCCCAGCGTTGCAAGCGCCGTCGCCGTCTCGCCATCGGCGCCCAGCAGCCCGGCCAGATACGACCGCAGATTGGCCAGGTTGGTCCGCATCGCCGCGTGGCTGGACGGCGGGGTGGTCAGGGTTGCGGTGCTCGGCAGCGGGGTTGCCATGTCAGGTGCTCCAGAATGCGGTGGCGTCGCCGAGCCAGAACGGCGCGGCATCGGCCAGCCAGAAATCAGGGATCAGGGCGCCCAGAGTGGTGGTCACCCAAGGCCCCGCGGTCAGACCGATCGCGCGGACGCGGATCATCGTGCGGTTGGGATAAAGGATATCGCAGGCATAGGCGGTCGAGGTGGTGTCGCCGACGCGCGTCCAGGTGACATCATCGGCAGCCGGATCGTCGCCCTCGGCCATCTCGATCTGGTAACTTTCGGCGCCTGCCGCGGGTTGCCAGGCGAAGACCGCCTTGGTCAGGCTGTCGGTCGATCGGCGCCCGATCAGGCCGCGCACGACCGGCCGGGTCGCCCGCGACGGCAGCTGCGACCAGACCACCGGCGGGGCGACTGTGCCGTCTTCGGCGGTGTGCACGGACGGGTCTTCAACGACCGCTTGAAGGCTGTATTCAGTGAGCGATTTGGCCTTGATGTCGGCGACCTTGGCCAGCACCGCCCAGGTGGTGCCGACGCCGAAGGAAATCTTCGTGCGCTCCATCCCGGGGCCGGTCGCGATCTCGAAATCCGGCGCCTCGGCCAGGACGATCTGCTCGGGCAACGACCCGGCCGTGACGACGATCGGACCGCAAAGCGATCCGTCGGGGCACCGCAACCCGAGATGATGGGTGCCGCCCGGGGCAAAGGTCATCGGCTCCGACACTGTCAGCAGCCGCGCGGCCGGATCCCAGTCCAGCGCCTCGGCCTGCGCGCCCCAGGCGGGCATGGAATGCTGCACCGAGATCAGCTCGCCGATCATCGGCATGCGGCCTTCCAGCTCGACATCGAAGCGCACGATACGGCGGCGGCGTTGGTTGGCGGCGGCCAGATAGGTGCCGTCGCGCACGGCCTGATCGCGGCCGGTGACGCCGAACAGCTGCACCTTGGCCGCCTTTGGGGCGCGGCTGCCCGGGATCCGGCAGCGCACCGTCTGCTCGGACCAGGATGTCGCGTCGAAATAGCTCGCGAGGATCGTGTCCGCCGTGTCCGCGGTGGGCATCAGATAGTCCACCGCGAACGACCCGCGGGTGATGTTGCGCTCGGAAAAATGCAGCGTCGGCACCGAGGCCGGGCCGTCGCGCACCGTGCGCAACACGCCGCCCTGGACGAAACAGGCGGCCCGGCCCGCCCGGGCGATTTTCTGGATCTGGTCCCACCAGGTCCCGGGCTGGTCGAAGCGCGCATCGAAACGATCCTCGCGGGCCTCCCAGAGCGCATCCAGATCCAGCAGCGCATCCAGATCGATCTCGGCATCGGCCATGCCGGGGCCGTAATCGGCGTTGCGGGCGGCGTCCGCGATTGCCCAGGCGATCGAACGCGTGGCGACGGGGGCGGTCCAGCCGGTGCCGGTCCAGACCGGCAGACGGCGCGTGGCCAAGACCGCGATTTGCCGTGACGCCTGCATCGACAGGTTGTTGGTGGCCCGCATCCGCACGGCGATCAGCGTCACCGGCCCGAAATTCTGCGGCTGGCGCAGATAGGCCCGCAGCCCGGCCCAGAGCACGACATGCCCGTCCGAGGTGCTGGTCGATTTGGCGTCGTCGCGCACAGCGCGCACGGCATAGCGGCCGGGGGCCACCGCGAACCGGTAGGACCGCCGGATTGGCGTGTTGGTGCGGTCGGTGATCGTGCGCGTGCCAAGCACCTGCCACTCCCCGACCGGCTGGCCCTGATCATCGATCGGCCGCGCCTCGAAGGTGACCGTCAGGCTCTTGGTTTCGAGCGACCCGCTCGCCCCCGCGAACAGGCCGTAGGGCAACACGAGATCGACGCCGATATGGCGCGTGATCGTGTCGGCCGGGGCACTGACAAATCCGACCGCCCCGCCCAGCATGTCGCGGATGATGACGCTGCCAGAGGTCCCGATCGACAGGGACGAGGTGACGGTCCAGCTGTTGTCATCGGGCATCGCGGCGATCTGCAGCACCTCGCTCGGCCCGGTCAGGCTGACGAAGGTCAGATCGACGTCCGTGGCTATCGGCGGCACGAAGCTGCCAGCCGAGAGAAAGGGGTGTCCGATGGACGTTTCCGGGGCGGCCGGTCCGGTAATGGTGATCGTGGTGCCGGACCAGACCCAGGTGCCACTGAACGTCCTGTAGACGTCACCTTCGCCGCGGGTGTCCGTCCAGCTGCCGGTAACGGTGCCGGACCCGGACCCGTCGGGCGCCGTCACGGTGATCGTGCCCGGCCCGGTCGGCGTCACCGCCCGCACCCCCGCGGCGGGCGCCGGATAGGGGAACATCAGCATCACCATCTGCCCGGTGGCCCGGCCATGAGCGGCCTCTGCCACGGTGATCGTGGTGCCGGACCGGACATAGGTCCCGGCCCTGGACCCTGCGAGCTCCTGGCCCGAGACCTCCTCCGACATCACCACGGCGGTCGGAAACAGCGTGACAGTGCCGCCCGGCGGGATGATCTCGGTCTCGATCTCGGCGAAGGCGTCGATCGCGGTGTCCTTGATCCGGATCTCCTCGATGTCGTAGTCTCCCGCGCCGAGGCACAGCAGCTGATACAGATACTGCTCATTGCCCGCGAACTCGGTATAGGGCTGGGCCGCCAGATCCGGATAGGCGAGCAGCCGCCCGTATTGCACCGGGATCGGCGCGCCCAGGCGGGCATAGTTGCCCTGGGCATCGAGCTGATAGGTCGGCGACGGGCTCGGCAATTGCGACGGCCGCGGGATCGGGAACAGCGCGTTGATCGCCATCGAGCCCAGCATCAAGATCCCCGCAGCCCCAATCTGGGTTGCAGAGAGGCCAAGCACCGACCATGTCGAATTGGCAAACAGCATCCCGCTGAGCGGGGTGGCGAACGCCGCGAGCGCAATCATCAGCAGCGTGCGCAGCGGGTTCGAGCCGCCGCCCCCGCCTGCGGGCAGGACGGCAAAGACCAGCTGATCGCCTTCCGCCAGCTTGCGCCGCCACTCGGCGCGCAGCACCGGGCGCCCGTTGAGGATCGCAACGACCGGCACGTCCCGCGGCGCCAGCGCCCGGATTCGCACCCGGCGGCGCAGGACCGCGACCTCGCGCGAGCGCAGCGGATCGAGCGGATTGCGGACGATGACACAGACGGCCCTCATGCGCGGCCTCCCAGCGCCGGATGACGCCAGTATCCGCAGACCCCATAGCCCAGATCGCGCAGCATGGCCCGGGTGGTAAAAACCACGCCGGTCCTCTCGACCCAATGCAGGCAACCGCGGCTCTCGGCCTCGATCCAGATGCCGATGTGGCAGGGCCGGATGCCTTTGGTCATCAGCACCGCATCGCCTTCGCGCGGCGCCTCGACCCGCTCCCAGCCATGCTGCGGCGCCTCGCCGAAGGCCCGCCGCACCAGCCGCGGATCGTTCGGATCATAGGGCATCGACGGCACCTGCAACCCGAACCGCTCCGCCCAGACCTGGCGGGCAAAGGCCCAGCAGTCAGACGCCTCGGCCCCGACGTAATTTGCTGCCCAGTGTTTCATGGCACGAGCCCCGGGAAGGTTTCGGCCTCGTATTCAAGGGCCGGAAAAGCAGCGTTCAAAAGGTCCCTGAAGCCGATCGTGGCTGTGACCCGCAGCGGCCCCTGGGTCACGGTCTTGAGTTCCATCTGCACCGGCGGCAGATGCTCGGGGCCGTCGAGCTGGTGGCCCGACAGATAGGTGCGCCAGATCACCAGCGTCACATCGCCCGCCATGATCGCCGCATCGAGCTCCCGTCCGATCTCGCGCGAGACGTTGTCGATCTCCAGCCGGGCTTGCGGCGGCGCCGCGCGCGACAGGTCGGGGGCGACGAAGTCGAACGCCCACGGAACGAAGGTGACGACCTCGCCCGGGTTGCGCGCGGCCGTGGCCTCGATCCGGGCATCAAGCGCCACCCGATCCCGCACGACGCGGATCGGCACGGTCCAGCTCGGATGCCAGATCTCCAGGGTCTCCCAGATCACCTGACCGACAGGGGCCGAGGCATAGGCCTCGCGAATCGCGGCGCTCATGGCGGGATCAGGCATTGCGGCTCTCCACGGTGGCGGTGACCGACCATTCGAGCCCCGCGCCGCCCTGGGCGCTCCAGGGACCGACGAAGCGGGTCTCGACGAATGAAAAGCCGCCGCCAGTGGCGATCGGCATCTCGGCCCAGGCGGATCCGCCCGCAGCCCCCAAAGCGCGCCCGTCGGCGCCGGAGCGCACGAACAGGTCAAAGCCGGTCCGCTCGCGCACCATCACCTCGCAGACATCGATGCTGCGCCCGGCCCCGCCGAACTCTTCGGTGGCCGCGCTCGCCATCACGATCAGGGCCAGCCGCGGATCAGCCGCGCCGATGCCGGTGGACAGGTCGAGCCGCAGTCGCCAGAAGCCCGCGCCCCGCGCGGTGACGGCACTGACGACGGCGGCCGCGTCCGTGACCGCGCCGCTGGCCAGATCGAGGGTGACGTCGATCGACAGACCCGCGCGATCCGTCCATCTGATCCTGGCATGGCCGGTGGCGGCCGAGGCAATCGAGAGCCAGACCACGACGCCGACGGAGTCGCGGGCCAGCGCCGGAAAGCCCTTGCTGGCGCCATGCGATGCCACGGCGCTTGTCTGGGTGATCCGGGTCGCGAGGCAACCGTCCGGGCCGGTCAGCGGGGCGATTGTCAGCGTCGCGGCCGACGCATCCCAGCCGCGCAGATCGTCACTGTCGCCCGCGACCGACACCGGCAGATCGTCGAACCAGGCGCGGAACGCCGCCATTTCGGCATCCGAGAAAATCCAGGCGCAGCTGATCTTGTCGGCCCGCGCCAGGGTCGTGCGCCGCACGCGGGCCGCGCCGACATCGAAGTCGGTGCGCAGCACGGCGTCATAAGGCGTCAGGCCGAAGCCGGGAAATGACGGGGTGGGCAGCACATCGGGCCAGCGGCGCATCGTCACCTCCCCACCCGGCCCAGACCATAGGTCCCGGCCATGACGGCAGGCAGCGGCCCGCGCCCGGTGGCGATGTCCTCGGCGATCACGCCGCGGATCTGATCGATCATCACGTCGATGATCCGGTCCCCGCCCTCCTGCCGCTCGACCGTCTCGGCCTTGGTGCCGGGGGCATTGTTGTAGACGTTGACCGTCACCGGAGCGCCCGCGCCGCCGGAGGCCCGCACCCCGAGCTTGCCCGTCGAATCGCGATCGAGCGGCAAGATCGCCTCGGGACCGGCCTCGCCCATCAACCCCGTGCCCTTGGCAAAGGCAAAGAGCGTCGGCCGATCGACGATCGTGCCGCTGTAGGCAGAGATGCCCGCCCCGGAATAGACGCCGCCCTTGGCGTTTGCCGCCACGGCCGTCGGACCGAAGACCGCGCCGACCAGGCTGTCGATGATCGGGTTGAAGACGGCATCGGCGATGCGCTGCGACGCGATGCGGGCAAAGGTGTCCAGCACATGCTGCCCGAAATCCGAGATCGCGTCCTTGCCGCCCTTGGCGCTGCGGATCCAGTCGTAAAGGCTCGACTGCGCGGCCTTTTTGGCCGACTCGGAGATCTTGTCATTGACGTCGTCATAGTCGTCGGCCAGGCCGCGCACCTCTAGCCGCCACTTTTCGACGGCCTTGGCCGCCTGATCGCCCGAGACGTCATTGGCGGCCTGCATCTTCGGGATCAGCTCGGCGATCGAGGCCGCGGCGCGGTCCTTGGCGCGCGAAATCGCCTCCTCGCCCTCGGCCGTGGACATCAGCCCCAGCGCGACCTTTTCGTGGATCGCGGCAATGGCCAGGTCCATCGCCGCCAGCGCCTCTTCGGCCGCCTTGGTCACGGCGTCGAAGCTGTCGCGATCAACCGACCTGGCGCCGCCACCGCCTCCCGCCGCCCCGCGGCGGGCTTCAGCCCTCAGCCGGTCCCGGGTGTACCCGGTGCCGCTGTGGACCTGCGGGCGCTGCGATCCGCGCTCGTCATCCATCGCCGTCAAGCCGGTCGGATCCGTCGTCGCCGTTGCGGCCGCCCGGGCCTTGGCCGCATCCCAAAGCTGCGAGGCCAGCCGCGAGGCACCAGAGATCGCCCCGTCCAGCCACCCGGCACCGGGCACGCTGGCCCCCAGCATCGACGCGGCCCCCGCCGCCGAGTCGAGCGCCGTCATCAGCGCATCGCCCATGGTTTGCGCCACGGTCAGGCTGTCCGAGGCCTCGGACGCGCGCCGCTGCATGTCGGCCAGCGCTTCTGCGGCTTGGCGCAACGGCTTCGTCATGGCCTGCGAGTCAGGATAGATCTGCTGGATGATGGCCAAGGCTTCACCGGCTGATGCTGCGATGTCGACGAAAGACGTCGAGGCCCCGACGTCATCCATGGCATCCGCAAGTTGGCGCGCCTCTTCGGCGGACATCCCGAGTTTGGCGGCCGCCGCATCGGCTTCTTCTTGGAGCATCCGGACGTTGTCCGCGTAAAGCAGCACCTGCTCCGAGCTCGCCATGGGGTTGCTTTGCGCATTTTCGAGCGCCGCTTGCGCCTTGGTCAGCTCAGCGAACGTCTGTTGGATGCCGAGCAGCTGCCCCTTCAGCGGATCAATGGACGCGCTCAATCCATCCAGAGCTTCGCTTGTTTCGACGCCCTTCATGTACTCCGAAAACCCCTGCACCTCGGAAGCGAAGCCGTGGAACTTCTGCTGCACTTCAAGGGTCTGCATCGCCGCGATCTCGGCATATCTGGCGTAAGCGTCGAAGGCCTCATTGGTTTCGGAGACGGTTTTCTCCAGCTCCTTGCCGCTGGTCGATGTCCCGGTGAACATGTTGACCAGCAGCGGCAGCGACACACCGGCGATCCCGCCGATGATCGTGCCCAGAAAGCCGAAACTGGACGCGATGTCCGGGATCTGAACGGCGATGGCCTGCACGTAATTGCCGGTCACCGACCCCATCTGCATCATCTGATTGAACTGGAATGCCAGCTGCCGGGCCATGTAGCTGACATTCGTTCCGGCCGTTCCGGCGGCCGTGCCAAGGTTGCTGAACTCTTGCTGCAGCGGCAGCACCTTCGGCGGCAGATTGTCGAGCTCTTCGCCGATCTGCCGGATCCCCGGCGCCACGGGCGCCAGCGCCGGGCTGAGGTTGCGCAGCGGCTCGACCAGCGCCGGTCCGAGCTGCTTGCCCTTGGTGCTTGCCTGCTCGGCAGCGGCCCCGGTCTTTTCGATTTCGCCCCGCACTTGCGACATCTCGGCCTTGGCCTGATCGGCCTTGGCACGGATTTCGAAGGCTGCAACCATGTCGGTCATTTGGGGTCCTCAGAGGAAGCGGATATCGCCGTCGATGGGGGCGCCGGGCCGGGGTGCGGCCGCACGCGGCTGGGTGTCGGCAAAGGCGGCATGGATTGCGGCCACCAGATTGCGATGCTCGATCTCGTCCACCGCGCGATGGCCGCGCATCAGGACCTCGACCTGATCGACCGTCAGCTCTCCGACGGCGGCAAGGTCGTGTCCCCAGCGGACGAGGCGGGCGACGGCGGTTGCCCAATCGAGGCTTTCGTGATCGCCTGCATCCGCTCGCGCAGCTGGTCCCGCACCGGCAGCAGGCGCTCGGCGAAAAAACGCAGGTTGATCTCCATCACCTCGGCCAGGACCTGCATCACCTGGTCAGAGGTCATGTCCTCGAACACCGCCGCGGGCTGGCCGGTGGCGATCTCCAGCGCGGCGATGACGGCGGCGGGGTGCTGCACCACGGCCGCCAGATAATCGCCGGCGATGACGAAACCCGCAAAGGGCTCTGCCGCCTTGGAAAAAGCCCCGAACTGGCGCACCTTGAGCGGGCCAAGCGCAACTGCGACGCCCGCGATGGTGATGTGCCGCTGCCCGGGGAAGAGCGCTTCGAGGTCCTCGGAATTGGACATGGGATTACCTCGCGATGATGGTGATTTCGGGGGCGCCGGTCTGGCCGGGCAGGAAACGCAGATCGCTTTGGATCAGCACGGACCCGTCATCGTCGATCGCTTGCGGATTGGTCCGCTGCACCCGGCCGCCGAAGAGCGCAATCCGTTTGCCCGCGGCCGTGCCGTGCTGGAACGCGACCGAGGTCAGCGCCACCGCATTGATGTCGCTGCGCCAGGTGATCTCGTCCTCGGCCGTCAGATCGACTGCCATCTGTCCGGACACGCTCCGGTCGCCGATCCGGATCTGCTCGCCGCTCAAAATCTTGCGATGCGAGACCTTGTTGCCGATGTCGATCGTGAGGCCCTTGGAGGCCAGCACCTGGCCACCGCTGATCGTCCCGGTGGCCAGCGTCGCGCCCAGTCGGATGTCGCCCGAGGCGGCATCGGTCACCACTTCGGGGGCGATGAAGGCGGACAGATCGATCGCGGGCACCCCGGCGGGCACCGCCAAGGTGTCGAAAGCCTGGAACTCGAACGAGGCGGTGGGCACCGCATAGGCGGCCAGATTGAGCTTGACGGTGCCCCGCCCGCCGCGCGCCACATACCGCACGCCGTCGCGGAAAAACCGAAAGGTCAGCCCCTCGAAGCCCGTGTTGACCGGCGTGTACTCGACCCGGTTGCCCGCCACGATCGTCTCGGCAAAGCCGCAGCCGCGCAAGAACTTGCCCCAGGCGGGCGGAGTGCCGGGCGTGCCCGAGCC